GGGCGGCGCGGATACCGTTGCGCCAGGTAGGCGGCAACCTCCTCTGTGTTGCTGTTGGGCATTGCAATTTCATCGTGGATGTGTAGCTCATCGCCCACCAAACTGGCCAGCACGCCAGCCATCATGCCCACGTTAAAGTCAAGCCCTATCAGTAGCTCTGGCGTGGCATCTTGTACCGTGTCGCGTATGTTGTAGTCGGCAAAATCAACGTAGACCCTGCTAGATAGTGCCTCAAAGCTGGCCAGGTATTCCTGCCTGAATGTGCGGGCATCCATGTCGCGTTTGGCTGCCTCAACCTCCTGCCAGGGCACCTGGCCACCCTCCAGCGTGGTGTAGCAGTGGCGGCTCCAGGTGGGATCTTGGGCCACTGCCTCCCACAGCTGGTGAAAGTGGTTGTAGCCCGCTGGCGTGCTGATGTGCCAGCAGGGGCCCTGCTGGTCGCTAAGGCTGGGGCGCACCACCTCCTGCCAGACGCGGGGGTGCACGTAGGCGGCCTCGTCAATGATGGCGCCGCTCAAGCTGCTGCCCCGCAGGCTGTCTGGGTTGTCGCTGCCCATGAGGCTGATGGTGGCCCCGTTAATCAGCGTGAGCGTTAGCTCGCTGTGGTTCACCTGGTGCACCAGCTGCTGCGGCGCCATGCTGCGCAGCTGCGCCCACGCGATGCGCTTTGCCGCTTTGTAGGTGCTGGTGATGTACCAGAACACGCCACCAGGTTTGCCCAGGGCCCACACCAGCAGCTGCCCGATTGACAGGTAGGTTTTGCCAAAGCGGCGCCCACAGCTGAGCATGCGAAACCGGGTGCCGGCGTTGTAAACCGCCAACTGCGGCGTCGTGAACGTGGCCGCCAGCTGGGTGGCGTGCTGCTGCAGGTTGTGCCCACGGTCGCGGGCCACCGGCGCTTGAAACACCAGGCCGCCGGCTGCAGCCACCAGGATGGTGCTGGTCATGTGCCACCTGCCACGGCGCGGGGATTAAAGCCGCCCAGCATGGTGAGCCGGGCCACGCTGTTGAGCACACCCAGGGCCACGGCCAGGTTGCCGGCACGGCGTGCCTCCGCGTGCAGCGACTGGTACTGCTCCAGCAGGTCGCACAGGAACTGCTCACGGTCCACCGCCCAGTTGCTGCGGATGATGGCTTTGGCCTGCGCCATGGTGTGCGCCAGGGCCTTATCCGTCCAGCCGGTGCGCCAGTTGGCAATGGCGTATTGCTTGATTTCGTGCTGGGTGCAGCCGCGACCAATCAGCTTGACTACCACCTGCACCTGGCGCTCCATTTCCACGTGGTCCAGCACGTGGGCAAAGTCGTTTTGCCGCTCGTTGTGGAACCGGCGCTGCAGCTCATTCAGGTAGTCGGCGGTGGCGGGCGGCAGGCCGGATTCAGGGCCCCAGGGCTGCACCGGCACGTAGGGGTGCTCCTCCAGGGGTGGCCTGGGCCGCGGCTCCAGGGTGGGCTCCACGTGCGCGTCAGCGGTGGGTGGCGGCGTGCCCAGCACCACCTGGCCCGTCTGGGTCAGGTACCAGCGGCTGCGGGGCAGCATGCGGCCCCGCTTGTCCAGCGGTGGCTTGATGTGGTGCTGCGCCAGGTACTGGCGGAACGCGGCGGCCTCGGCATTGCGCTGGGCGCGGGTGGTGCACTGGGCCAGCGGCAGGGCGCCATACAGCTGCGCCTCGTAGGGCGGCGGTACGGGCGGCAGGGGCACGGTGGCTTTGCTGCCCTTGCCACGCTTGCCGGCAGGCAGGTCTGTGGCGCTGCTGGGGGGCATGCCAACACCGTTGGGGCCGTAGTCGGTGCCAGGTAGCTGGCGGGGGTCGCTCACGCCTTAAAGCCCTCCAGGGCGTAGAACACGTGGGTGTTGCGATAGCCGCCAGGGTGCGTGGGCACGATAGGCGTCACACCGTGCAGGTTTTGCCACACGGGGTAAATCAGCAGGCTGTTATCTGGCTGGGCAAAGGTTATGTCGTAGTCGGGGATAAATAGGTTGCCGCCAGTGCTGTTTGCACGCTTGCAGATAATACTGTTGTAGGTGTGCTTGATGTTTAGGTTATCCGTGTGCATTTGCGCCGCGATGTTGCAGTTAGTCAGGCTGCTGGTGTAGCCCTGGGCCCACCGCCATTTGGGTTGCACGTTGGCGTTGATGGCGGCCATGTGGGTGGCGTACACCGTGGGCACCAGCTGCGCCATCAGGGCCAGGCACTCCCTGCCGGCGTGGCTCATGGCTTTGCAGTAGGTGTCAGCCGCTTTGCAGCGGTGAATGGTGCTGCGGTTGGGGTAGTTGCGCCGCATGTGGGGTTTGGCCGGCATGCTGCCGCTGATGATGCTCCACTGGCTGACGATTTCGTATTTGATGGTGCCGTTGGCATTAACGCCCACGGGTTTTTTGCGGTCCATCATACTTTTGGGCACCTTTGGGTTGCGCGTTTCCGCGTCCGCAATGGCCACCAGCTGCGCCAGTTTTGGCGGCAGGGTGTGCAGGTACAGCCCCACCACGTTGCCGTCCTGGTCTTGCAGGATGGTGTCTGTGGTGATGGTGGCGGGGCGCTCTGCTGGGGTGTCGCCGCGTTTGTAGGTGTGCTGCCGTGGCACCAGGGTGTAGGTGTCCATGGTTAGATAGCCTGCAGGGCTGCTAACACCACCTTGCCTAAGTTGACGCCCTGTTTGCGCAGTTGGTTGCACAAATCGTAGGCGGTATCGTAATCCTCCGGGTCAAACTCTATTTGGATGCCACGTTTGCCGTCCCTAAAGTTTTCCAGGTCGGTGTTATCCAGCCCGTCGAGGATGTCGGTGTCTGGTGTATCCAAAAAGTCGGGCATGGTGTCCCAGCCCAGTGCCGTTACATCCACGCCCAGGTCCAGCAGTTGCTCCAGCTCTGCCTTGAGCACGGCGTCGTCCCAGCCGGATACCTCCGCCAGGCGGTTGTCCGCAATGATGTAGGCCCGCATGTCCCGCTCCGATAGGTGCGCCAGCTGGATGGTGGGCACGGTGGGCAGCCCCAGCAGCTGCGCCGCGGCCAGCCGGCAGTGCCCGGCCACCACGGTGGTGCCCCGCACCAGGATGGGCGCGTTGAACCCAAACTGCTCAATGCTGCGGGCCACGGCCTCAATCTGCTGCTGGCTGTGGGTGCGGGCGTTGGCCGCGTAGGGCACCAGCTGCTCCGTGGGGTGCTGCACCACCTGGGCAGCAGTGCCAGGCAGGGGCTGCGGGGCAAAGTCGGCCAGGGGCTGGGCTTTGCGGGGCATGCGGTTGTGCGGGTGGGTGCTGGCCAGTGTAGACGCGGCCGCCCGGCCCTACCAGGCAGCCAGGGTGGCCGCAGGGGGGTTGGCAGGCGGCACTGGCGGCAGCAGGTGCCAGCTGTGCAGCACCATGCCAGGCGGGTGGCCCAGGGGCGCCCAGGCGCGGCGTAGGTGGGCCTCCACCACCAGGGCATCGTCCTGCCAGGCGTGGGGTGTGCAGGCGTCCAGGGCGGCGCGGGTGAGCTTGTCCAGGTCGCCCAGCTGGTGGCTGGTGGGCAGCAGGGGCTCTGCCCAGGGGTGCAGCAGCCCGGCGTAGCGGCCCGTCCGGTAGTGCCCGGCAGGCCGGTTGAACAGGTACACCACCTGGACGGCCTGCGGGGTGGTGGCATCCCATTGCAGGGCCGCGGCAGCCTGGCGGCACGCCTCGCGCACGTCGGTGCGCCATGCCGGCAGGCGTTTGTTGGCCTCAATGCTGATGCCGTTGCCCAGGTGGCGTTTGCTGCCCTGGGTGGCGGGTTTGCCGTAGGCGGCAAAGGCCAGCACCTGCTGGCCCGGCAGGGGGCCGCTGGGCGGCGCCAGCAGCAGGCGGGGGCTGGTGCTGGTCATGCGGCGGTGGTGGCCCTGCTGGGGCGCTGCTGGCGCTGCCAGGCGCGGTGCTGCAGCCAGTGGGGGGCGATGCCGGTGTGCTGCTGCTGCCAGGCCAGCAGGCTGGCAAACAGGGGCTGCAGGGTGGTGGCCACGCTGGCGGCCAGGGTGGGGCAGCGGCCCGTCCAGGCCAGGGCGTGGTCGGGGATGACTAGCTCCTGGGGTTGCACGGTCCACCAGCGGTTGCCGCAGTCGAGGCAATGGCGGCGGCGGATGCGGCCGGTACCGCAGTCGGTGGTGGTGGTGTGCACCACGTGGCTGCGGGCAGTGCCGCACACGGTGCAGCGGGCGTCAACGGATAGGCGCCTGGTGGCGGGTGTGTGGGCCGGGGCGGTGCGGGGCATGGCTTGGCCAGTGGTGTGTGGTGTGTGGGGCCCTGGTGGGCCCCTGGGTGGTGGTTAGCCGGCGGTGGCTTTGGCAGCCCGGACGGTCCAGTAGGGGCTGCCCTGGGTCTGCACGATGTGGCCCTGCTCTACCAGCTGCTGCTGTAGCTGCTGCTGGGCGGCTTTGGCGTAGGCGTCGGCGGTGTTGGTGGTGCGCCCAGCAGACAGGCTGGCAGTAACGCCAGCGCCGGTGACTTTGGTGGTGCACAGGCCCTGGTCGTGGGCGGCCTGCAGCTGGGCCAGGCAGGCAGCTTTGTGCTCCTCCCATTGCTTGATTTGGGCCTGGGCGTCGGCAATGGCCTGCAGGATGGGCAGCACCTGTGGGGCGGCCTGCTGGGCCAGGGCGGCGCTGGCGGTGGTGGCTGGTGCGGTGGTGGGTGTGGTGGCCATGGTTGTGGTGTGTTGGCTGTTGCAGGGTAGCTGGTGTGGGTGGGTGCACCCGTGTGGCAGGTGCACCCGTGGTGGGTTAGGCGCTGCGGCGTGGTGTGGCCGCGGCGTGGGCCCGCATGGCCACCAGGTAGGGCACGTCTGCCAGCTGGGCCACGTCTGCGGCGATGTCGTAGGCCAGGGGCTGGTCGTCAACGGTGCGGCCCAGGTGCGGCAGCAGTGCCATGGCGCCTGGCTCTGGCAGCTCAAGCTGGTGCTCGATGGTGAGCGTTACCAGGGCGCTTAGGCGCAGCCAGGCAGCGCAGGCGGGGCTGTAGGGCAGTGCCAGGTCGTGGGCAGCCAGCTGGTGGTAGCCGGCGTGGGCCACCAGGGCCTGGGCAGCGGTGGCACCAGCCTGCAGGGCGTTGGCGTCACCAGTGGCCACCCAGGTGGCCAGGTGGGTGTTGGCGGTGGCCAGCAGGGCGTGCATGGCCTGGGTGTTGGTTGGCATGTTGCGGTGTGGTGTGGTGGGGCCAGGGCGGCCCCGTGGTTTGCAGCCTAGCAGGTGCAGGTGGGTGCAGGCTAGGGGTTGGCGGCCGCGGCCTGCAGGGCCTCCACCAGCATGGCCATCAAGGCGTCCGGGTGCATGCTGCTGAGCACGCGGCTGCTGCGGGTGCTGGCCAGGGTGTAGACGGTGCAGCCCGGCACCTTGACGGGGCCCGGCATGCCCGGCTCCCAGGCGTCGGTTGCTGGCTGGTCTGTGCGGGTGAGGGTGGCCACCGGGTGGCCGTGCCACAGCACGGTGCAGGTGGGGCCGTTGGGCGTGTGGGTGGTGGGCCCGTAGGTGATGGCCGCTGGCAGGGGCCTGGGGGCCGCTGCAGGGGCTGCTGGGGCCGTCACTTGCGCGGTGGCTTGCGCGGTGG